TTAATTATCACCCTCTATCTTTTCTATTTCTTTTCTTTCTTTACTAAAATAAAAAGCTATAACCATTGTATAAATAGTAATAAACTCTGTGTTTAAAGTATTTTTAACAGATAATATGGCAAATACAACAGTTAATATAACAGCTATAAGCCATCTTGCACTAGTAACTTTTCTTAATGTTCTTTCCATATTATTCACCCCTATCCTAACTTTTCTTCTATTTTATTTACACTATCTTTTACATCCTCCAATACATCAAATTTTCTTGCTAAATCTGCAATTATGACTTGGTTTTTTTCTATAGTTGCATTTAGCTTGTCCTCTCTTTCTTTTGTTGTTTTAAGTACATAATGTAACATATACACAAACAACACCGCGAAAGCTCCTTGACTGACTATAACCTGCATTAGTTCATTTTCCACATTTACCACCTCTTACATTTTATTAATAAAAATAAGCAAAATAAAAAGACTATTTCTAGTCCATTATTTTGCCTTTCACAATTAGTTTTATATCATATTGCTTATAATTATTGCTCTTATTTTTTGCAATAAAAAAAGACTTCTTAAAAGTCTTGATTACTTCGTATTATTTTTCTATTGTGCAACTAATTCTTCTATTCCTGTAACATCTGCTGTATGTGTTATTATATAATCCTCCACTGCCTTTCTGTAATCCTCATTAGTTACATCATCAATTTGAAAAGGTCTTTTTCTTAAAGGATTTTCACCCTTTGTCATTATCCTTTCTGCACATATTCTTACTACTATCATATTAACTTTCATTATAAAATCCCTCCATCTAAATTATTATCTGCTTGAAGCAGTAATTGGTTTTCCAGTTCCTCTTTTTCTCTTCTAAGTCTTTCCTCTTCTGTTTCTACTTTTGGTATATCCTCTAAAATTAATTCTTTAGTTTCTACATTAACACCCTTAACTATTTTACCCTCTAATTGTCCATATTCTGTAATTATATATGGTAATCCAGATGGTAATGTGTGTGGTAATATATCACCTTCTGCATCTCCTGTATTGACCCAAACTTTCCCCTCATTATCATAAATTATTAGACTTCCTCTTTTCATATTCATCACCCTCCTATGGCAACCCATGTTATACAGTGCCCTTTAAAAAAACCATTTAAATCTGATAGCTCAAAACCATCATCATAAATATAAACTTTCAAATATCCATACATACGTCCGCTACCATTATAAATCTTGCGTTGTTCACTTATAGATATTCCATAATTATCGAAGTGTATGAAAAACGCAAGTCCATTAGATAAATCATAATTAGACTTTCCACAAACAAACCAGGGCTTAAAACTTAAATTTCTAATTTCAAAATTACTTTTAGTTGCTTCTAACTCTAGTGTCCCTTTAGCCATTTTCAATCCAGTATCTATATTTTTAATTTTATTTACTAAATTATTTAAACTCTCCGTTCCACTAGCACTTATTTTTTTATTATTTAAGTTACTAGCAAATGTATTTTTAAGATTTTGTGTTTTACTTTTTAGGGTAGAAAAGCTATCCGTATTTAGCAACGGACTGCCGACAACGTCTACCCAATTTTTCTTACCATTATCGGCAAATGTAAAAAGTTCTTCTAATGCGGCTTTTACATTTTGAGATCTAAAATTTGTACTAGATAAACTTACCTTCTCTGCGTTTAAATCTATGTTTTTTATGTCCTTCTTAACACCTTCTATTACATCATATATAGAGGCATAGCTTTGGTAGCTATATTTTATTCCTGATGAATATAACGTTACAGCTCCTGTTTGTCCATTAACACTTGTTACCTTTCCATTTAAATCTGGTTTATTTTTTACATTCTCCCAATCCACACTCTCTGCTACCTCTGCAATATCAACTTTGCCATTTTGGTTTTTATCGTAAATATTTGTGTGCATATTATTTTTTAAATCAATTTTAATATTTTTGAGTTCTAATTCTACAGTTTCTCCAGAGTTAGTTTTTATGTCTGTTGCCTTTAGTTCTATCTCCCCTGTTTTATTGTTTACAGATTTAACGGGAACTTCTATGTTGTTTATTTTATATTCTAACTCATTATTCTTTTTTTCTAATTCTATAGTTTTAGCTGTAAGTTTAACAGCAACATCTCCATCTAACTGTCCTTTTATAGATTCAAACCATGTATTAAAATCATTATCCCACTTATTTGTATTATCTCCATACCACTTATTAAATTTGTCCATAAATTCTTGTATATTAGTGTTGTACCATTTGTCAAATGCTTGTTTCTTTTCTTTTGTCCATTTAGTAATATCTTTATCATACACTTCTTTAGTTTGAGTATACCAAGATTGAAATTGATTAAATATTGTTGTTGTATCTACCTGCTCTACTGTTCCATGCACAATTCCACACATACTTTTATTTAATCTTAAATCTGTTATATCAGCCTGCGTAATTTTTATTGCTCCAGCACTAATTTTTATATCTGCAAGTGCTAATTCGTATGCATCTGCATCTCGTTGCAATGTTTTAGCTACAGCATTACTAGCGTAATCACCTTTCTTAACTTTTGCTCTAATCTCTCTAGTTAAAAAATCTAATCTTAAAACTACTCTATCTATTCTATTGAGAACACCATCTGCTACATCTAATTTAAAAATTAAATCGTCTGTATTCTCGTAAAAATATCCATTAATCCATGCTTTTCCAGATTTAATTCTTATCTGCATACTGTTATCTATAGCAATTACTTGTAACTGGACAGCAGGATTAGGAAATATTCCGTTGCTAATAAAAGTAGCAAAGTATCTAGCAAAATCTTCTGCTAAATAGCACCTATCTGGATTCCCATTCTGGTCTAATATTGCATTAAAAAAGCTACTTCTTTCCATATTATCACTATCCTTTCTGTTTTATTTTATCCATTAAAGTCGGAATAGAATTACCAAATATAATATTTACCTCTAATCCACTTTCCTCGTAAACTTCTTCTATTTCTGTAACTCTTACATTCAAACTAATTCCCCATTTTTTATCTACTATAGTTACGATATCGCCAATGTCAAAATCCTTTTTATATACATTATTACCATCAACATTTATCTTGCTATCGAATGTTTGGATTTCCTTACATTCAGACAATTTCTCTTTGCCACGCTGTAATAGCATTTTATAATATTCGCTATCTGGAATGTCAGTTTCTATATCATTAATCCATTTCTTATCCTGTAAATCTCTTGCATCTACATATAACTCATATCTAGCTAATCCTGTTCCACTTTCTATAGATGTTATTTTTCTATTCTTACCTTCACCTGCTCCAGCTATCATGCAAGTGTTTCTATAATTATTAAGGTTATCAAAATATTCCTGTTCTAATATATTTTCAAAATCCCTAGAAAAAATACAAGGTGCTATAGTACCATTATTTACAGTTCTATCAACACCTTTATAAATATCAAATATTATTTTTCTATTTTTTATATCCAATATATTTCTATAGCCTAAATTACTTGTATTGGATATGTTTTCTAGTTGTTCTAAGACATTCCCAAAACTGTTTTGGTATTTAATATCCTCTGTAAATCCTTTTAAATCCCCTAGAATTAAATTAGGTATTCTTCTATTGTTGTTACTTGGATTAATACAATTATCATTAACTAATTTTCTAATTAATTCCTCTGTTTTACCTATAAAATTAACTCTATCCAAACTAATTCTTCTGTCCAAATAGTTAGTTAAGAACTTACCATTTATTTTTAAATATTCTTTACCAGTATAATCTATTGTAAGTTGTCTAGTTTCTATATATCCAGCTTCCACATCATCTTTTTTATAAATTATGTTTTCTCTTTTTAACAATTCTAAAGTGTTAGAATTTAAAGGGCAATGTAATTCGAATTGCCCTGTTTTATTATACTTTCTAATCCATCTTAAAGATGTAAAAGTATCTAGTATGCCTTTAAGTTCTAAATCTCTATTAAATATATATAACTCCATAGTTATACCCCCAAATAATTATTATTGTAGTAGATAGTAGTTTCTAAATTATTTAAATTTTCATAAGCATCATAACGGAATAAATTATCTCCTACATCTAGTTGTAAGAAGGTATCTCCACCACCTTCAATGTCTAAATAATTTACTGCATCTGTTTCAATTCCATTATTAACACTTAATATTTTCTTTTTACCAAAATTAGTGTTAACAATAATCTTTTCACCCGCAACCATGGACTTATTTATCTTTATAAATTCTCTAGTATTTACATTAAATAAGCTTGGATTTACTACTGTACCTCTAGCAAAAAATTCTATTATCATGCCTGTTTTAACCTGTCCGTTATTATTTACATTAACTATTAAAGAGGGCTCTCTGTGTCCCATAATAATACCTTTTCCTTGTGGTATTATTAAAGGAAAATGAAAATCTCCCTTCCATAAAGCTATATTAATTTTAGAATCATTACAATCTTTCCAGTATGGATTAGGACATAATAAGCTAATTTGGAATTTAGGCTTATTTTCTTTAGTTATTACTGGTGCAGTTTCTACAATACATTCTACATATTTTTTTTAGATCCATCATCATATATTAATTTAGCCTGTAATTTAGGATTTATTATACTTAATAATGTTTCTCTATTTATTTCTTTATTTTCTTGTATTGCACCTTGTACTACTATATTTCTATTGTCTAAATTACTTCCCGTGTAAGTAGAGCCATCTTGTCCCATGCCTTTGTTATTATAAATTACATTCTTTAATCCACTTATACCATCTATATTTTGTAAAAAGAAAGGACTCCAAATAGAAAACTCTATCTGTTGTCCTCTCTCATTTTCAAAAATAAATTTTTCTTTTTTATTCATTATCACCACCTACCTTTATAGTTGTAATGCTAACTCTCTAAGACTATTCTTGGTCTGCCTTGCAACCTCGCTAGGACTTGGTGTAGGACTGTATATGTTTTGTGTTACATTTATTCCATTAGTACCACCATTGAATCCATTAAGTACACTATTTGCTACTCTAGTTGCTACTTGTTCAGCTGTTTCCAATACCATTTGTTCGCTTCTTTCAGCATTGTAAATTCTAGTTCCTTTAGGAAGGTCATATATCTCCTCACCACGCTCATGTAGTGTTGTTAATCCACCTCTAAAATAATTATTTCCAGTCCAGTTACTGTCTACACTTCCACCACCACCAGAAGTTTTAGTTTTTATCCAACGAATTATAGGATTATTAGCAAACCAACTTTTTAAACTTTCCCATTTAGTCATTATATGTCCATCTGTCTCATCTATATTTTTCAAGCTATCTTCATTCATTTCTTTTATTTTTTGTACTACTGTTTTTTTCATTTCTCCTGCTTTGGTTATACTTTCTTCCTTTTGCCTTTCTGCTTCTTCTATTAATTTTTCGGCTTGATCATGTGTTATAGTCTTAGTTTCATCTCTCATTTTTATTATATTTCTTACAGTTTCATCATATTGTTTTTCTGCTGCACTAACAGATTCTTGTTTCTGCTTTTCAGCATTTTTAATTACTTCACTTGCTTGTTCTGCTGTAATTCTACTACTATAACTTTTCAATCTCTCCATTATTACTTTTTGTTCTACTTCACTAGCAGATAAGGTTTTAACTGCATTAGTTCTCATTTTTTCTTGTATAGAGTTTATTTCTCGTTGTTCTTCCTTCTTAAGCTCTCTATTTTCTTTACTAGCTTTATTCACTATTTCTTTTATTCTCTTCTCATAACTGTCTATTTCCCTTTTCTGTTTTTCATTATGTTTCTTTAAATCGCCAAGCATTTTTTGCTGTTCTTCTTTAGTTATATTTTTACTATTATTTAAAAACTTTTTCATTGTTTCAACTTGATCATTATAATGTTTATCCATACCAGTTTTAATTTGTGTAGTCATTTGTGTATAAATATCTGTAAGAGACTTAGATGTTTTATCGCTTATTTTAGTGCCATTTACATATAAATCTGTTAGAGATTTTTCAGCACCTTTGTCTAATTCCATATATGCCGCGACTTGTTTCTTTGTTTCTTCGCTTATTTTAGTAGTAGTTGTAACCATTTTATTCTCTAATTCCCCACTAGCAGTTGTTACTACTTCCGTTGTATGCTCTACTTTATCTGCAAACAAATCTACAGAAGGTACTGCATCCTTTTTAAGATGTTTTGCAAGTCCAACCCCTGCTAAAGTAACTGCACCTATGCCAATTGCCCAAGGATTTAATAATAATGTACCTGCTTTAGTTGCTAACCCCATTGCACTCATACCTTTAGTTGCTAACCCTGTAGCTACACTAGCACCTTTAGTTGCTAAGCTTGTTTTACCTAACCAACCAGTTAATTTAGAAAGACCACCAGCTAAATTTCCAACTCCAGTTATTGTTTTCCCTATTCCTCCAACAACGGGACCCGTAGCAATTCCTAGTGCTGCCATTTTAACTATAGTTTCTTGTGTTTTTGGATTTAGTTTGCTAAATTTATCCGCCATTTTTGTTACTGATTTAGCTAAATCAGTGATGCTTGGAGCCACTACCTTGAATATTTTTATACCAGCACCTTCTAAAGCACTTTTCATTTCTGTTATGCTACCTTTGGCATTATTACTCATGGTTTCTGCCATTTTATCTGTAGCACCGTCGCATGTATTAATAGCACCTTTTAATTTGTTGTAATCCTCTGGTGCTGCATTAACAATTGACAACAACCCAGACATAGCCTCTTGACCAGCTAATTGTGCTGCAACACTTGCTTTTTGCTCTGGATTAAGTTTAGCAAAAGAATTTCTCATTTCATCCATAAGAACATTAAAAGGTTTCATTTTGCCACTACTATCAGTTATTTTTAAACCTAAAATTTTCATAGCCTGGGCACTTTCTTTTGTAGGTTTTACTAATCTAGTTATCATGCTTCTAAGTGCTGTACCACTTTGTGTACCTTTTATACCACTATTAGCCATAAGTCCTATTGCAAGTGCTGCATCTTCTGCCGTATAACCTACAGAACCAAAAATAGGTGCTGCATATTTAAAACTTTCGCCCATCATTAATACATTTGTATTTGCATTACTACTAGCACTCGCTAAAATATCACTAAAATGTCCAGAATCCTTAGCTTTTAACCCAAAAGCAGTTAAAGCATCCGTTACAATATCAGATGTTTGTCCTAAATCAGCTCCCGCAGCTGTTGCTAAATTTAAAATAGGAGGTAATCCGTCAAGCATATCCTGTGTTTTCCAACCTGCTGTAGCCATATACTCCAGCCCTTCTGCCGATTCTTTAGCACTAAACTTAGTTTTACTTCCCATTTCCTCTGCTTTTGATTTTAACTTATTAAAATCTTCTCCAGTAGCACCGCTTATTGCTTGTACTTTACTCATTTGTGCTTCAAAATCCATACCAACTTTACTTGCTGCAATTCCTACTCCAGCAAGTGGTAAAGATACATGTGTTGTTAAATTTTTACCTACATTCGTTACCTTCCCACCAATATCCTTAAGCCTTTCACTAGATTTTTTTAATCCTTCACTAGCTTGTAACCATTTATTATTACTTCTAGCAAGTTCTTCGTTTATTTTTTCTAATTCTTCTTTAGTTTTTACTACTTGTGCTTTAGCTTTATTCATGTTGGTTTCATAGTTCTGTATGGATTTAGCATTACTTTCTATTGCCTTTTCTTTTTTCTTATATTCTTGTTTAAGATTATCAATGCTTTCTTTCGCCTTTTTAGCTTCATGAGATTCTTTCCCATATAGTTTTACTGTTTCATCATATTTTCTATTAGCCTTATCTAAAGATTCTTTTAACTTATCTCTTTCTTTTATATTTTCTTGCATTTTATTCTTAGCTTTTTCCATGCTTTGTCTATATATGTCTACTTTTTTACTATGTAATTCTACTTGTTTAGATAAACTTTCTTGTACAGATTTAAGATTTTCAGAATCTTTACCAAAGCTTTTTATACCTTGGCTTGCAAGCTTCAATTCAGATTGGTGTTTCTTCATTTCAGAGTTTATACCTTTAATACTACTGTTATAACCCGTACTATCTAGTACCATCTTAGCCGTTATTCTCTTCTCTGTATTACTTGCCATCTATTCACCTCCTAACTACAGAAATGATATATCTTCAATATTTACCTTTTTATAATTCGTATCATTTATAGAGTTATTTTCTTCATTATTATTTTTAACTTCCCAGTTATTAAACTTTATATGTGCCTTCCACATCTTATATATTTCTGCATGTGTAGCTTCCCAAAATTCTTCCCTAGTATAATGTAAATGCACTTTACTTATATAAAAAAGCCAGCCAAAATCCATTTCATACTTAGATTCAGACTGGTCATTTAGTTTTTTTTCTTACTTTCTTTCTTTTCAGTTTTATCTTCTTCATTTTCTTCATTAAGTCCCATGTAATCAAAATACAATTCAACTGCTAATATTGTAATATCTCTATACTGCTCTGCTGTCATTTCGTCTTCTAATTCTTCTATATCCCATTCTTTTATTTTTTCTTCATATTTCTGATCTTCTTCATTTGTAAGTACTTTTTCTTTGTCTACACAACACACAGACACTAATTTTAAAGCATTTGTGTAGAATTGTTGTCCTTCCATTAATCCATAAATAACAGAACCATAGTTACCATACTTTTCATCTATTTTACGAATTGTTTTATTTGTCATCTTAAAAGAGTATTCTTTATTACCTATTTTTTGTTTTCTTATTTTATCCAACATATACTATCCCATCCTTTCAATAAAATAAGGGTAGATTATTTCTACCCAAAATCAACCTTCTATATTCTCTTTTTTCTCTGTAGGTATTATTACAGATTTAAAAAACTTTTCATCTGTCATTCCATCTTCTTCGTCTACCTTCCAATTCCACATCTCATTAGAATGTAAAGGTGCAAATGTAGCCTTTAATTTCTTAGATTGGAAATTAGCCTTTCCTTCTTTGCCCTTGTAATCTTCATCACTTATTGTAAAAGTACCTTTATACATTATTCCATATCTAGCTTTTCCATTACCTTTTATAGCTTTATACAAGAGTGCTACCTCTGGAGCTTTATCATTAGCACTTCTTATAATTCCACCTTCTTCTGCTAATTTATGCCCTAATAAAAATGCTTCCTCTTCTTTCTTTAAATCTGTTATATCTATTTCCACATCAATATTAGCTAATGTAGTTTCAGATAACCATAGCATCCCCTCTGCATAAAATTCATCAGAATTTATTTTAGGTTTTAAAGATATTTCCTTTACACCTTCGAAATATTTTGGAGTATCGAACGTTGTTGTTTCTCCATCTGTTAAAACTTTTGCTACATATAACTTTTTCAAGTCCACTATAGGAACTACTTTATTACTCATATTATCAACCTTCCTTTATCATTTTTTTATTCTATCTCTACTAATATCATTTCATTTTCACTGTAAATTTCTTTAACCCTCTTTTCTCCATACTTTTCCCATAACACTTCATCATTGTGATTAATTAAAATATAAGCATTAGTTATAAGAGGGACAAATAATTCTTTTTTTCTTTATTCAAAATACAAATGCCTTCTCTTAAAATACCTTCTAATTCCTTGACTTTCATTTCTTTATCACCTCACTTTAAGTCGGTAAACTTATTTTAAATCTCATAGCTTTATGGTATAATCCTGTTTCTTTTTCGTATAGATCAGCACTCATATCTCTATTAAATCCACTTTGCACCATTATCTTTTTAACTGTATTTTCTAACTCTGTATAATCTTCTGTGCTAAATATATCTATTTGGATAACATAAGTTGTATAATCTTCATTTCCTTCGCTATACTCTGTTCCATACTCATTAATAATCTCATATTCCAAATATAATTTTTTATCTGGATTATTAGCATGGAGAAAAAACACTTTTTTATCTGGTAGTAAATCTAGTATTTCTTTATTGTTTAGTACATTCAACAGATACTTTTTTATAATCATTTATCATCACCTTTACATCTTCTTCATGTAATACAATCCAATTATATACTAGATCACTCATGTATTTTAATTCCTTAATACTTATCTTTGTATCTTCTTTTGCCATATTTTCTAACATAAACCCATAAATTTTATTTATTCCCTTCTTCATAACTACACCACCTACCTTGCTTTATCTAATAACTCTTTGCTTAATATTTCTATTGCATTATCCTCTGTATTTTTAACACTTCTGTCAAAGTATCCGACATTGTGCTTAGCATGGCTAGTCCCAAATTCTTCAAAAATATCGTAAAAAGCTTTAGTTCTAACTATTCCTACAGTTCCTAAACCTTCTTTTTTAACTGTTTTAGATAACTTAGATAGCTTACCACTTCTTTTCTTTGTATTTTTTTCTATCTCATCTGCAATCGGTTTTATAGCTTCTCTCATAGCTTTTTTTTCGTCAGCTTCATCAATAGTCATATTCTCTAGCATATCAGCAAACTCTTCCATACCTTCAATTTCTATACCATCAGCCATACTACTTCACCTCAACAGCTTTAAATTTAAGCCATTTGTTCATATACTGTATATTATCTATAAAGGTAATATTAAAAATTCTATTGTTCCAAAATATACGATATTCTTTAGTGTTAATGTTTTCTAAATTTCTGCTATATCTAACTACAAATTCTACTGTATTTTCTGCTTGTACCGCCTTAGCTGCATAGAACTCTTTACCCCAAAGATTATTTACGCTAGCCCAAATCGTTTTGTAATCTATCCAATCTTCTACATCAAAGCCATTTTCGTTTTGTATTGTAGTATATTTTTGTATTGTAATTCTTTTATTTAGTTTTCCTATATCAACTTTAAAATTAGACACTTGTATCACCTGCTAATGCCAAAGAATCTAGTATAGAAGTTACAATTCTATCTTGCTTTTCTTGTGTAGATATTGTTGTACTTCTATTTTCATACATATCTGCAACAAGTTTTTTTTGTAGTAGATTAGCTAATTTAACTGTCTTTGGATCTGTTTTGTAGTTTGTACCTACCATAGAATCTATGTATATTTGGCTAATTTCTATTAATTCTTGTAAGAATATATCTTCGTCTTGCCCATCAATTCTTAAATATTCTTTTATACTTTGTAATGTCATATAATCACTTCCCTTCTAAATACTAAAAGAAGGGAAATTAATCCCTTCTATAAATTAAACTGTAGCACCTATTAATACTTTCTTAATGCTTCTAGCACTACCTTTTACCACATCCATTTTTTCTCCTATGGCAATTACTGGAGCACCCATCTTCCTTATATTAGTATCCTTTAATATGGTAATACCTTTTCTTTCTATGTATTGTACTGCTTCTTTCATGTCTAATACATAATATAATTCTTTTGTATCTGTTCCTGTTACTAAACCATTATCAAATGCATGTATTGGGCAACCAAAAGCATATTCTTGTCCATTTATATTAGTTATTATATTAAGACTTCTACCTTGTTTGTCTTTAGCAGTTGCTAATGTACTGTAAGCTTTTGGATTCACTAATATAACTAAATTCGCCTTGTTAGATGGTAAAGATTCTGCAACTATCTTTTCTACATCATTATAGTCTGTAGCTTTTACGGTTGTAGCATTTTTATCTACACAATCTAATATTTTCTTATTTTCTTTAATAGAAGCTATGTTAACAAAGTTATTTTTAACTAATCCTTCTATTTCAACAACTGCGTCATCCACTAAATCGTTAGATAATTGTTGTATTAATCCAACGTTAGAACATTTATAAGATACATCTGTAGAAACTAAAGTTCCATCTACTAAATCATCTCCCTCAAGAACATCTTTTAATTCATTTTGATCTAAATCTACAACTGGAATTGTACCATTGGAAGCATTTACAGTTCTCACATTGCATAAATTCTTTAAAGATTTAAAACCTTTCTTAACTTCTATTTCCTTTAATATTTCTTCTGGAATTAAAGCTGTATTATCTGTAGTTTTAATTACTGCTCTTTCCTCTTGTGTTAATTCTTTTCCTAGAGCATACTTTACTGCACTTCTCATTTCATTAATTTTTCCCGTTTTTGCATTACCTCTCTTTTCATTTTCTTTTTGTTTTTGTAACTCTCTTTTTTCTTCTTCTTCAAGTTCTAAAGCTAAGTCTAACTTCTTTTGTAATTTCCTTACCTCTTCTGTTAATTTTTCTGCTTTTTCTAAATCCTTGTCTAGTAATCCTCTTGCTTCTGCTTTCTTTGTATTTATCATTTCTCTTATTTCTTCTATTTTCATATTATCAACCTTCCTTTTCATTATTTTTTTGCATTAAAAAAGAACTTACACTATATAAGTTCCAATTCTAATTTTAATTTTCTTTTTGTTAATTCATTTTGTTTATGTTGTTCATAATTTCTACAAGATACTGTAGAATCAACGTAAGCAGGACTAGATACCACAGAAATTTCAAATAAATCTAACTTATTTATATTTCTAACACATTTTCCATTATCATCTATCCATTCATCATCTTCACAACAAAAACCAAAACTCATTCCATTTAGAACACCATCTTTTACTAATTCATATGTATCTTTAGCCCAGCTTACTTTTGGATTTATTCTTAATTCAAAATATAACCCAATATCATCAGATTTTAATTCTAAATTATTTCCTAATCTTCCTAATGGCTTGTTATAATCATGCCCATATAAAGCTAATATGTTATTTTTAGTTAAAGAATCATCAAAAGCACCTTGCCTTATTTCTTCATAAAAACCACCTAAATTTTGGCTTCTAGTGTTATATTTATTAACATAACCTTTTAAAATACATTCATCCTCTGTAGTTTCTACATTAATATCTTGTAGATTTATATTTCTTATTTCTTTATTCATTATTTCACCTCCAATCTATGCAGAGTCCATTTAACCTTCTTTAAGAATCATTGTTATTATTTTTCTGCCAACTTGCTTTACCATTTTTAAGTGCTTCAAGAGTAATACTTCCACTTGAGAACAGAACAGTTTCATTGTCAAAATTAGAATATACACCTAATATTTTTCTAGCATATTCCAGAGAGTAAATCCCTTGTTTAACATAACTATTAACTACATCTGCTTGTGTCTTAGCATCTAATCGCAACAAACTACCTACATTAAATTCTATTCTTATTCCATTTTGTCTTTCTTTATTTGTAAGTAATTTATAATTCATTTCTTTTTCTAGCTTAGTAAAAATAATTTGTAGAGTATCTGTTAAGAAATCTAAGTTATCCTGTTCATTGCTTTTTGCAGTTTCTTGTTTAATACCCAATTTGCTTAATGGCACCCCCATGGCAACTGCAATTTCTTGTTTAGACAATTTCTTTAAATCTACAAATTGGCTATCTGCTAAAGATAAATTTAAAGGTTCAACACGATACATAGCAGGTACTGTTAATATTCTTCCTTGTGCACTAAACATTCGATTAAATCTTGCTTGTATTTCTGCCAACTTATCTTCCTCTTGTATATCAGATGCAAGTTGTACAATTAATTTATTAGTTAATCCATTAGCGAATAAATCTTTCAAATATCTATTGGCACTTATAGCACTTTTTAAGCTTGTACTACAAATATCTCTAGTAGATTTACACTCTATTCCGTTTATAGGATTATCTTTAAGTATTATTAAATTATCTTCTGTAACATCATATAGAGTATTAGCACTATCTTCTACTACATACATTACCTTATTAATTTTTGTAGATTTAATAAGTCCAATATTATCTATTACAATAGAATTAACTCGCACTGGGTAAAGATGTTTATTAGCATAGTCTATATATAAAGCACCTATTCCATAATGTTTTGTATATCTTACTAAAGTCTGCATACAGTCTGTAATGCTCATATTAGGATTAGCTCTTAATGTTAAGCAATCACTCCATTTATGTTGTATATCTTCATTATCTTTTTTAATTTTTATGCTTGTCTTTGCAATAGATTCACTAATAATTTTTATACAACTATAATATGTACTTTCTGTATCTGTATAATCTTCTGTATCATTAATCAATAAATTTCTAATTCTATCTGCTCCTGTTTCTAATGCTCTTTCTTCCTTTCTATTAAAAAACATATTTTACCTCCTTTCTAGAATAATGCCATTATTATGATGAATAAAGCTAATAAATAAAATGCTATATGCACATTTAAAAATAGTGTATTTACAAATATTATTAAAAAAGCTACTGTTAACATTGTATCTTTAATATTAGCCTTAATAAATCTTTTAAAATTCATTCTAAAGTTTATTATTCCATTTCTTATTTTCCTTAATCTTCTCATATCACCTTCACCTCTACCAGTTAAATCCATCATCCATTATTTCTGTTATTTTGCTTACTTTAGCATTGTTATTTATTCCTACATAAGCAAATATAAGAGTTGCGACCATATCAATCCTCTGTTTATTTTTATCCTGCTTATTTAACATTTCATCATCAGATTTCCCCACACTTGTAGTTGCACATTGCATATTCCAATCTAACAATTCATTTTCTTCATAATAAACATTACCTTTATATACTTCATCACGAAAATTCTTAGTTGGTAAAGATAGTATTGTATATGTTTGTTTTAGCATTACTAGATTATATTTAGCCATGTCTAAATTAAAATTACCCTTGTATGCAGGATCACAGTATATTTTTAGTATTTTACAACCATACCTTTTCTCTATACCGTTTATATAATCTTCTACATCTGTAAGATTAACAACATCACCATCACATATTGTACAGTTTCCTAACTTAGCATTTTTCCTATAGTCTATTTTTTCTCTACGTTTATCCAAGCTGCCCTTCGGTAAAAAACCATGTGATTTACAGTATATTTTCCCTTCATGTATAAACATAATACTTACACTTGTTAAGTCTGTAGTTTTAGAAAAATCTACCCCTAAATAAACATCTTTACCTTTAATAATTTCCTCAAATTGTTTTTTAGTTATCCTACACTTCTTCCAACTTTCCATATTAAGATAACCATTTAATTCATCCGTTTCAAGAAAAATATTAAAATTCTTAGTTAGTATTTCTTTCTGTTCATTTAGCTTAATTAAAGAGGTTTCCCAATCTTTTTTGATTTCTATATAATTTTGTTCTACACGTAAAGGATTAGCCCTCTGTATTGCTAAATCTGTATTATTTCTTACTTCTTTTTCATTGGCATAATATAATAAAGCGAAATAATTTTCATTTGTAAAAGTTTCATTTAATACAGCTTTTGCATATGTTAATTCTTCTAACATAATAGAATCACTATTTGCATATGCAGTTGTGGTTATTATCTGCAACGGATTTAATACACTTAATTGCCCTTTTCTCATAGCTTGTATATTGTCATTTGTGTTAAATGCTCCCATTTCATCCACGATAAATGTTGCAGGTCTTATAGAGTTGTTTTTATCTGCTTTACTTGTACGAGGGTAATAGAAACTATTTGTTATTTTACATTTTATAATTCCTATTTCGGAATCCGACACAAAGAAATGTTTTTGTAATCCTGTACTGGCACTTATCAATTGTGCCATAGCTTTACGTACTTCTTTTGCTAAATCCCTATCTATACAAATACTATAAAATTCACTAAAATTCTGTTCTGTAAGCATAAGCAATAATAATACCAGTGCCACAAGAAAAGTCTTTCCGTTTTTTCTAGGAATATATAATACAACATCTCTATACCTAAATTTATCTTTATTACTTTTATATCTCCAACCAAAAATATTACAAATAAAAAAAGCTTGGAATCCTTCCAAACTTTCTAATACTTGTTTGCCTGCTACAAATCCTGTAGCATATACAAATAGTTTTAGTAAATCATTTATTATTTTTAGTTTTTTTTCATCAAAATAAAACCCAAAATCATCTTCATATTGTCTATTATTATAATCGTCTAAAAAAATTTCACATTGTTTTTTAACTTCCTTTGTAGTTATTTCCTTACCAGTTACAACATCTGTAGCATATTTTAAAGCCTTGTCTAAAAGTATCATTCTCCATCACCACGCAAAATAGACAATACTGGATCTTCTTTCTTTTGTTGTGCATTTATATTTACTTGTGCTAATCTTGCCCTTGCGGAAGGGCTTAATCCTAATTCCATGCAACACTTATTAAAAATACTATTATAATCTTTATAAATTGTTGTTGCAGGGTTTCTGTATAAAGTACCATCTTCTTTTGTTAATACAACACCATATGCTTTTATATTTTCCTTACACTCTTCCATTCTACATATAGCATCACATGTAGTTTTTAAAATTATAATATCTAAATTACAAAGTATTCCACTCTCTCTTAATTCATCTACTAGAAATTTGTAAATTTTCTTTTCTTCTTTAGAAAGATTTTTAGGTGTTTTATAGACTTTATTAGAAGCACCTTTTAATCTTTCTTCTTGCTCTTTTCTATTTTCTATCTCTTCTTTTGTAAGATGTTTACTTTGCAATTCTATCGGTTTTGGTGCTTTAGCCATATTATCACCTTCCTTTCTTTCTAATTAACAATTATTATCTTTAACTAAAACTTTCCATAAGGGAAATATATCCGACCGAGAGGGCACCTGGGACTTTCAAGCCTTCTTAAAACCTTTTACCTACTCCCCCCTATACTTAGTTTTAAACTTTTCCAGTATACTCACACACTTATCTACATATTCTTTTGTAATATCCTCGTGATCCACCTTATTATGGCAATTATGACATAATGGTAAAAGGTTACTTTCTTGTAGTCTCTTACTAAAGTTCATTCGTATTGGTATAACATGATGTACTACATCAACTGGACTTATCTTATCTTCTTCCAACAAACACATGATACACATATTGTTACACTTACTTCTAATATAGTTACTTAATCTTTTCCACTCTACACTATTATAAAATCTAGTATACTTAATGTTATCTTTGCTATATCTTACATACTTGTTGTACCTCTTATATCTTTCTTTATCTATTCCACATATGCATTTACTACCTTGCTCTATTTCCCTGCAACAATTACTACATACTGTATATATAGCCATAATATTTATCACCTCATTTATGCAAAATAAAAAAGAGTACCTTTTTAGATACTCTAAACTATCAATTCAATATTTAATTCTTATTTAAAAATTTAAAAGATTTCTTTATCATTTTAGTTACATCTGTATATCGAAAAATAAAGTTACCATTATATATACATTCATCTATTTCAGGATCTGGAATTATTTTAATATGCCCTCTAAGCCTATTAGACATTATTACCTCTATACACTCATCTAATCTCCTAAAAATTATATACTCATCTTCAATTCTAAAATTAATTATATCATTTTCTTTGCCTATTTCTAAAGATATTTTTTCATTAAGTTCATTTTCTAACTTTTTTATATTATCTTTTAATTCTTGAAAATAAACTATTATTATTCTTTCAGCTTTATTAAGTTTTAATCTATTTGTGTATTCGTTATTATATTTTTCTAATATAACTTTTACTATGTTATCACTTACTACGTACCCTAGCTCATGCATTATATGTTTTTTTAAAGTTTCATATCCTTTTAATTTGTGTTTTAAATTTTTTATCTCTTTTTTTAGTTTAAACTTATCCTCTTGGTATTCATCAGGCACTTCTTCTTTTTTTGAATCTTTGTCTCTTAAAAATATAGATTTAAAATCATTGTCTATATCTATTTTTAATATCTTTCTTTCTATATCTTCATATTCTTTTTCTTTTTTTTCTATTTCTTTATATATACTTTTAATTGTATCTTCTATGACTTCTTTTTTTATTTCATTATATTCTTTAATCATGTATAAACACCCCTCCATAAAATATAGTATTATTTACAATATATAATAATTTCCTATAATATATTGCATTAATTACTACATTCTACAGATATAAACATAATCCTTCTATTTATTTAGCTCCATTTCTCTTTTTCTATTTTCTATCTCTCTTGCAAACAACTCTACAAATGCATACATCATTACACTTCCAAAAATTATTTTAACTATTTCCATATTGCTCTCCTCCTTGTAGCTTATTTCTCCTCCAAATTATGTACTATTTATTTTTATATTTGTATTTTGCTAATGTGCAAGCTACATGCTTAAAGGCACTATTATACCTTTTTAACTCTACATTCTCATCAAATTCGTCCAGTAGCTTCTGTATTTCTTTATCTAATTTATACACAAAAGCATACATCTCTTGTCCATTTCTTTCAATTTTTTCTACTCTATCTTCAAATTTGCTAAACGTATATAAATAAGCTACCTTTCCCCTATTTACTATTGCTATTTCTCTTTCCATTTTTCTCCCCTCCTATTTTACATTCTTCCATCTCTTTCCATTAGCAATGTTATTTATGTGCGTTTGGCTAATATTGTATTGGCTTGCCAACTCTTTTTGCGATACTCCTTTCGCAAAATATTTCTTTATCTCTATTACATCTTGCACTCTTAATCTGCAATTACCATTCCTTTCTCCTCTTTGTGCAACCTTCATCTTACTTGTATCCTTTACTTTTGTATTGTGTCTTCCCCCGAATTTTTGTTTATTTATAAGTGTCCATCCATCTACCCTCTGTACATGCTTTATCCACCAATCTTCCCTGCTTGTTAGTTCATTTTCCTTACATTCTTCTAAGATTGTATACTTAATTCTATTACAATCTTTGTTATAAGCTTCCTGTAATTCCTCATATCTGTGTTCACCATTCTTTAAAAAAGCCGAATGATTAGACCATCTTTTTGCAATATCTGCAGATTGCCCTATATAAATTTCCCCTGTCTTTATATCTTCTATCCCGTAAATTCCTATCACATTTTGTTTTATCATATTGCCATCCTCCTTACGCAAAGGCTTAAAATTTAGCCCTTGCAATTTAATTTTTAATTTTTTCCTTGACATTGACTTATGTATATGTTATAGTATAGTTAGATAATTATGTGTATTTTTAAGCTAATAAAAAAATATGTACTTAGTTTATAAATTTCTTACACTTTTCCGTTCTACTTTCTAACATAAAATCATATAGCATATCTTCTGTTAAATAAGTGTGTACACCATGTACACAAGGTGTTATTTCAGCATTTTTAATGATTTTATCTATTCTATCTTTTTGAGGATATATTTTACCAATATTATTCTTTTTGATATATCCTAAAGCCATTCCTGTACTATACAACTCAAACAATACATTCTCCTCTATTATTATTTCCACCTTTTGTCCTTCAAACTCTGTCATTTTTGTTAATAAATTGTTTTTCATAAAATTCCCTCCACCTTTTTTATTTTTGTTGGTGTATAACTAATCTGTTATATACCTATAGCAAAATTCCACATAATTGTTAATATAATAAAAGGACTAGAAATTAATCTAGCCCAATACACCAACAATGGAGAATGTGGAGTTCTCCTACAGACATATAAAAATTGTATGGGACGGTCTTTTCTATCGCAGAACCAATCCAAAACTGCGTAGTAGAAAATCTACTAATTCTATATTTAATTTTTAAAAAAGGATGAGGATCAATTTTTATCCACTACCCATTCGTACCCAAAATGCGAATGGGTATATAAAAAGAAAAAGATACTACAAAAGTAATATCCTTTTCTAAATATCTAACATATGTATTACATTTCTACCCCATTTTCCGTAATTAAACAACTGTCTATTCCTTCATATTTTTCTTGCAAACCTAAATGTATTATTTCATCTTCTGTCAAAAATTCTACTTCTTTTATATCTTCTAAATCGCAAACAATACAAGTAGAATAATCGCATAAATCCATCTGCAACAATTCGTCTTTATGTAGAAAATATAAATATCCTCCACCTAGCTCCTCATCATTAAATTTTTTTAATACTCTTTTTAAATCTTCTTTTTATACCATTGTCATAATATCTCCTCCATTTTTTTAATTATTTTTAATTCACACTATTGACATACATATAATATCATGATATACTTAAGGTTTAATCCACTTTACCATAAAAAATATATAAAGAAGGCAGAAATTAATCTGCCTTTTCTGTAAAAATGCTGGTGTTTTTTTGGTTGTTCCAGTCCAACAACTCTAAAATTATAGTTATAACTCTTGCACAAACAGAAATACCCATTTGTGCAAAATCCCCGGATAAGAAAATAAATAAAAATTTATCCTCCTATCATAGCGTAACTCTGCTCAATTTTCTATAACCATTGGTATTACTAGCTTACAAGACTTTCTAACTTTTGTTTTACTCCCTTTTCATCTTCCACGAATACTTCTAAAAATGTTTCTTTCTTATTCTTATATAATAATTGTAAGAAATCTGTATCTAAATCTTTATTTTTCTTATCTGCAAACTTTTTAATTAAAGCTTTCATATTTTTTTCATTTATTTTCATTTTACCAATCTTATCGTTAACATTTATTAAATTGTCTTTTTGTTGTTGTACTAATATAGCTTTATATTCTTTATTTCGTGTATTTCTTATTTTATTAATTAAATAATTATCTGTTTTCTTAAATTCTTTATATTTATCTATAATACTTTGTATTTGTTCGTGTTTGTATTTGTTACTAATTTTCTTATCTAATAATTGTAAAATATCTACATTATCAATTTTCTTACTATCATTTATTTTATTTATTTTATTTTCTAATAAACACATAAAACAATTAACTTTTAATAATTTTCTTTTATCTTCTTTTTTAAACGAATCTGATGTATATTGCCAAAATGAAGGTTTAGCATTTTTATTATTAACTTTAACTTGCATACATTCTAATTTATTTATATTTCTTATTTGCTCCTGTAAATTTACAGCATATTTTCTTTTGGCATTATCTATCGCAACTTGGGCAAGTACACTACAAATACATACTACATCTGCTAATTCTTCATCTTTACTGTCCATGTACCAGCTTAAAGCCATTTGAGCCATATTGCTTGTTATTCCTATGTCAGCTTTTGATTTTGCTAACGTATTATCTATCTTAGCCATATTCTCCATATTATTTTTATATTGTCTTTTGTCTTGTTCTATACAATTTACAATAGTAGGATATGTACTTTTACATTCTTTAGCAAAACTAACTATATCCTTTTGATTAGTAGTTAAAATAAAATCTGAGTCTTGGTCTGAACCATTTAGCCTGTCTTGAAAATCTGTATTAATTAAATTACAAGCTATAATATTTTCTGTAAAATTAAAATATGTATCCATTAATTTATTTTGGGTATTTTTTGCATAATAAATATTATTAGAACTATTATGTGGATTTCTAAAACAAGCTAATTCTTCATTTTCTGTAAATCTAGTAGTATAACAAGTATTTCCTTGTCCTAATGCAATATCCATAAAGCTACTGTCTATCACATTGTTAACGTGTTTAACTTGTCCTACTGTGTGTAATAGCATTGTATAAGGATTTCCTACTATAGTAAGATTATCTCCCTCAATAAGCAATTTACCTGCTTTTAATCTATCTTTCCAATCTCTCATTTGATATTTTTTATAATCTCTAAATAATTCTGTACCAACTATATTTTTGTTTCTATTATATAAATCTATGAGCATTTGATTAATATTCATATCATTTTTTGTAGTATCTAAATAATTTATAAAGCCATCAATATTATTTTTAATATTTTCTGTATAATCTAATGTATCTTGAAGAATATTATCCATGCTTACAAGGTTAGGATCTAAAGTATTAAGCATTTGGTAAGACATTCTTTGCAAATTATTATATTTACTTTTATGTTCTGTCTTAACTATTCCAAAAACATTTCCATCATTTTCTACTGCTTTAATCCAATCTCCCATAGTTGTATCGAATTTTTCCCATTTCATGCTATTTTCTGTAGTTATAAGTTTAATATTTTTAGCTAATAATTCTCTACCATATCTGTCTGTGATTGTAAATGTATTATAATCTAAGTTATTTTCTATACAGTGATCTTTAAAGAACTTTTGTATATTAGTATTGAATCCACAAGTCTTAAACATATGTTGTCTTAATAACATCATTCCACTATCTTTATAATCTTCAGCGAATAAACTAGAATCCATTAATGCCTGTCCATCAAATAGTGTATTTTTTAGCTTATATGTATTATTATCTTCTACATAACATTTATCATTTTTAACCTTAACCAACTTACATTTATGTACAGAATAACTATCTAAATCATCTATAACAAGAATTTCTGTTCTAGAATTAATCTTAATTAGTCCTTCCAATGAACTAGCTGTTAAAGCCTTATATGCTTCCATTTCAACTAGTTTACACTTCTTATCTTTATCAAACATAACACACATCTGTTGCCAATTGTTTATTTTATCTGCTAATTCTACATTAATAAAGAAAACCTCTCCAATCCTCGCTTTTGCACTTGTCCTAAACCAATATACATAATGTATTCTTTTATCTAATTCATATACCTTTTTACCATCTTTATCTTTAACAATTCTCTTATTTTCATCTTTTTTAACTCTATAATAATCTAAGAAAAATCCATCTTTATATATTTTCTCTCTTACATCATCTTTATTTAGTTTTAAATCTGTTATATCTACCTCTACATCTTTAATCTCTTCTGATAATTCTTTTCTTTCTTTTCTTCTTGCTTCGATTATTTTTGTTTTACCTCTTGTATCTGGAAATAATTCATCCCCATCTTTACTTTCCTTAATTTCTTGTTTTAGCTTTTTAATTTGTTCTTCTAACTCTTCTATTTTGTCTACATCTTTATCAAATCCGTAACTAAATCTTACATTAACAATATCTCTAGTTGTATTCATTTTACTTACATTTAGTCCTAAATCTATTAATTTATTTAATAGTAAAGATTTGTTAAAGTTAATATTATATATTTTATTTATTGTTTCTTCTCTCTCATTGTTTTTTAGTATACTGCTCCCTTCCAAACTCATTATTTTTACTTCTTCCTCTAAATTTATAATATCATTATTACCCATACTAATTCCTCCCTATATTAAGTTAATTGATGGGCTTGAACTCAAGCTCATCGCACAAACCCTTTTTTCTATTTCTTGTTACTATTCCTTCTTATTTCTTCGCCCCGATTTCTTATTACTATTCCACTTTTTAAACCCTTATATATCAATGCTTACAGAGTTTAAAACATACCGAATGTAACGGTATGTTTTGCCGATTAAGTTACCGAATAAGATTTTGCAAAGAATTATAAACTTTCTATTACCTTTATATCTTCTTTAGATAATTCCCCTGTTTTTGTTGTTTTAACTAAATTACAAATATCTTTAGCTTTTGTATCTATTAAATTTTTGTTTAACTCTTTATTATTTTTTATATAATCTTCTGCTGCTCTTCTATTTGTTTTTGTATCTCTGTGTATTTCATTTTTAGCTTTCTTATGTCTTTTGTATGCGTTAGTATATATTTTATCGTCTATATATTTATTTAATTGCTGTTGTTCTTCTATTCTTGCATAATAATCTAATTCAAAATTTTCTATATCATCTAATTCATCTAAAATATGTTCTTCATTAAATAATATTTTGTAAGATTTATAGTAAAATGCTATATTTAATTCTTTTAGTATTGTATTGTTTACTTTTTCTATAAAATTACTCCAAGTGCCTTTTAATATTATTTCTGCTTTGTTCTTACATTGCATTTCTTTTAATAGATCTCTTTCTGTACGCAATATAAATCTTTTTTCTTTATCTGTAGCTTCTCTATGTTTTAATATAACTGTATTATCTGCATAGTATTCATAATTTACAATTTCTTCTCCGTAAACATCTTCTTTTGTTATTTTTATTATTTCCCCTAAATTCTCCATCTCCGCAACTGATTGTGCTTCTGCAACTGTTATCTCTCTACTCCAAAATATTAAAGATTGTTTTTCTAAATTCTTTAGGGCGACTTCTAAATTTCTTTCCAACATAGAACTTGTACTGTCAAACCACTCTTCTACAGTTTCTTTATCAATTTTTATAAATTCGCTTAACTTATGAATTCTTTGTTTACAGAACGCATAATTATCATTTACCATTTTTAATGCCCTAAGCAATTTATTTTTACTTAAAAATACTTTTCCAAACTCTGTATTATCTTGTACTAATAAATCTAATATTAATTTTTCTATATTCTCTATGTATTCTGCTTTATTATTGCCCCTGCTACCTACACTTTTACCCCTACCATCAATCTTTTTTTTTGGTGTAGAATAAATTTCCGTAACAATAAATCCATACCCATCTTTATTCCATGTAAAATATCTCTCCCAATTTTTCAATTGAAGCTGTTTAGATTTACCTGTCTTAATATCTTCATTTAATGTTTCACATAATTCTTTATAGTTTTTATACTTTTTTAATTCTAAATTATTAATGTTCATTAAACCCCTCCATTTTTTATTGTTGGCACTTTTCAACTTTCCCTATAATAATATATATAAAGGGAAGTTTGAAAAGTGCCAACAATTTAATTTCTTATGTAAAATTTTTTAATCTTTCTGATTTGATAACGTACATATATAATCCCTCCTGATTTATTTTTTTTATGTAAATATTAATTTGTAAATATGTAATGTTTTTAGCAACCGAAACCACGTAACCATTTTTTAAAAAAACCTATTCGGTCAGGCTGACGGACTTTAACCCACCTTTTGCCTTTTTATTTTTGCAACTCGTTCAAACCGATTTCTAAACATTCATTTTGAAGTGAACGTTTAGAAATTATAAAATGGTATGTCCGCCATGAAATTTTTGCTTTAAGTATTGTTTAATTTTCTTTTTTAATGGTTTGGCTATAGGTTTTCTACTTTGCATCAAAACCTCATAGAGTCCATCTTCTGTTAAAAACCACATTTCTTGAGTCTTTCTTGCTTTTGATGTGAGGGAAGCATTGTTTACTTCACATATTTTTAGTTCTTTTTCTTCTTCATCAACTCTAGTTAATAAATCTCTATGGTTTTTATTTCCACTGCATCTGAACCAATTGTTTTTTATTGACTTTTTTCCGCACCTTTGTTATACTCTAACTACATTAAATATTTATTTAATAGAGTTGTGTATATAAAAATGCAAAAGGGAAACAAGTTACAGCTTGTCCCCGATTTAAAACTATGTATTTGCATAGTTTATTTGCCTTTGGATAAATACATATATTCTTTAATTATACTACATTTTACAGTTATTTATCAAACTTCAAATTTGTGCATTTGAGGTCTTTTTGTGTTGTCTAAAGAATTTATATAGTGTTTTCTTTCCATTTCTTACAATTCCTAATAATTCAATGATATTAATTGCCAGTAATTTCTTTTTGGTTGTTCTTTGTGCATGTCCAAGAATTTACTAATATTTATTTTTCCATTCTTAACCTTTGCAATGAATTTATCTATTGCTAAATTACATATGTCTGTAACAAATAACCTATCTAATAGCCATTTAACCATCTCTTTATTGTTTAGGTTGTCTTGTACCTCTTGTGCTGTTATATCTTGTCCTAGCCCTTCTTCTAATACGATTTCTCTTATTATGTCTCTTTTCTTAACATCTGTTAATCCATTAAAATGAATAATCTGCTGCAGTTGTTCCCTTTCATTTTTGTTAAATTCCTTATAGTTATTTATTACATTTTCTAAGTTTCTCATTTTCTATTCCTCCTCTAATATGGAGGACAATGTGAAAATACATGTCATTGTCCTCGTTCCTCTGCAATAGAATAAAATTCTTGCTTAATCATTTAGACAATTTTAGCCTTTTTATATTTTCTTCACCTCCATTCATATATCATTATATACTATTTTCGTATATTGTCAATACTAATCTCGTATATAATTTATCTATTAAGTATAAAATACATTATATATTTATATTTTAATACTTTTATAGTATAATATATATAGGAGGTGTACTTATATGATCAAAATGAAACTACATGTAAAACTAGCTGAATATAGAATGACTCAAAAAGAATTAAGTGAAAAAACTGGAATACGGCAACCAACTATATCAGCTTATTGTAACGATACATGGAAGACAATTTCAAAAATTCATTTAGATATACTATGTAATTTTTTTGACTGTTCAATAGAAGATTTAATAGAATATGTTCCTAACAAAGAAAATGATAAAAAGAATCTAACGCTAGAAAACGATAATAAAAAAGAACTTTATTTAAATGAATTAGATAGCATAATTGAAAAATATAGATGTAAACTTACACGAATTGAAAACAAAAACAATAGGAAGAAAGTAAGTCTTAGTGAATTAGATAGTATAATCGAAAAGTATAGAAATAAATAAAAAAAATAAGTCCTACATTTAATTATTACACATTAGTTCAATTAATATCGTTTATTGTGCATTAATCTAACTCAATCGAACTAATGTGTATTTTGTTTGCCTAAATTTATTCTAGTTGATTTAAAATCATATTGGTTGAAAAGAATTGATAAAGATTGAACTTAACTCAACTATTGTGTATTAGTTAAATTAATATAAACTAATGTGTAATAATTAAACTTACTCTACAATAGATGTAAATAGATGATATTAGTTGAATTAATATATGCTAAAATCAATCGTTGTTGTTCTAATTCAACTAATATGTATGATTTATTTTAATTTAATATAGTATTCACCACCTTACCTTTTACAAAAATAAAAAAGACGTGTAAAAACACGTCTAATAATCTCATATTTATTTTCTTAAAATTATTTCTTTTTCATTCTCTAATTCTATTTCTTTAATCTCTATCTGCTCTTGAACGTTTTCTTTGATAAATAATATATCTATCATTCTATCTATGTTGACACAATAATTATATCTTGTTCCATTGGCATAATTAGTTAAATATGTTTGAGCTTCCTTTATTATAGTTTTTATATTCTTAGTTATTTTATTAATATCTGCTTGATTTTCTATGTTATTTTTATAATAAGAGTTAATATATTCTTTTTTTATTGGAAACATTTTAATATAATGCAACCCATGTCTTCTATGTTTATGAGTTGTTTTTCTTGGTGGTAATGGGTAAAATTCTTTTCTACTTGCTTTGCCATTTATATTTGATCTAAAAGGTATCGCAAAATCATACTTTTTATCTTTATATTTCAATTTTAATATTATTAAACAAGGTCTTTTTTCGTTTTTTTCTAACTCAATAGAATCATCAAACATATCATAAAAAGTTTGTTTAATAGAACATATTCTTATCTTCAATGTACCCATCTACCTTCAACATAGAAATAACCTCTTTAAAGCTAAAGAGGTTATTGTGTTATATTCTAAATTAATGTCCCGTAACACTTCGGAGACCAAACGAAATATTAATGATATTCTACATTTTTACATCCCCGTCATTGCGGAGGATAAACACGCATAAGTGTTATATTCTAAATTAATGTCCCGTAACACTTCGGAGACCAAACGAAATATTTCATTATATATAGTATATATCATCTGTTATATAATGTCAATAGTTTTATATTTATTTATCTTTAATTTTATCCCAAACCTCATTTGAATCTTTATCGGTTGGAATATTTAATATTTCTTTTGCTTCTTTAACACATCTCTTATAGCTGTCTAACGCAATTTGTTCATTGAGAACTTTGTATCTGTATAACCCCCAACCTGCCCCAGCAATTCCATTAACAGCCTTTTTTCTTCATCTGTTATTTCTCTATTTTGTTTTTTACACACTTCCGATATAAAGTTGTCATATTCTCCATATAATTCATCTGTTGTTTCTGTATCATTGTTAATTGTATTTTATCATGTTTTATAATTAATTGTCAATATTCGTCATTTCTAACAAATATATTATTTTTTCATATTATAATATTATTAATATATATATATCTTAATAAGTTATATATATTTCTACAGCATCTTTGTCACATCACTTATAACCATATATGTCGTATCAATATAGCATCTTTGTCACATCACTCTGTATAGTTGGTTATAAATAGAAAATATTTGTATTCTCTTACAGGTATTCTTGTAGGTAGTAGGTTCAACCTACTACCTTATAACAATAAACACTAATAACAAAATACAAATATTATATGGTAATTATTTCCTCATTAAATTTGGATATGACAAAAGCACTTATATTTGATATTTTTTAAAAAATTGTATATAATATAAGTGTTTAACGACTTTATTAAATATTTAGTTGTCTGCACTTGTAAGAGCCAGTAACTCTCGCAGGTGCTTTTCCTTTTTTGAATTTCCCCCAAGGAATTTCAAAGGTATTATTCCCAACCCAATAACCGTTTTTCCAGATTGGTATAATAACTAGTATCCCTTTGCCCTTCGTAGCCCCAGCTATCCTTTTTCTTATTTTTATAATTATTTGCATAGGATTTACATTTATTTTTAATGTTATCTGTAGTTTCTTTTGCATCTGCAAATTGTTCCTTAAACTGTTCTAATTCTTTATCCACCAACAGAAAATATTTATTTGTAATCATCTTTCCCATACGTTCTATTGCTATTATTCTTGCCTGTACAAGCTCCTGTAAATAACGCTGTATACTTCTTATACTTCTATCCATTTCCTTACTTAGAAGTGCCTGTGAAGGGTTGCAAAGCCCTGTATTAGAGTTCTTGTGTCCCATTAGAATTAATAATAATTTTGTTGCCTGTGGAGATAGATTAGCTTGTAGGATTTTTCTTAAAAATATATCTTTAATGTATGTTTTTGTATGTTCCCAAAATCTTTTTTTAGCCATTATCTTCTACCTCCCTTTGCAATATTTTCTAAGGGACTAAAAAGTTGGTAATTCTTTCTTATATCTTCTGTAGTTAAATCGGCGTATGCTTTTTCTGTAACAGTAACAGAACTATGTCCTAAAATTCTAGATAAATCGAAAATCGACCCTCCAGCTAATAAAAAACGTCTAGCATAGTTATTCCTTAAGGTATGTGGGCTTATCTTTTTATCTATTCTTGCTCTTTTTATGTATTTACTAAAATTCTTTTCAAAGTTACTAATTTGTAGTTGGGTTCCTCTTTTAACACAAAACAGCAAATCCGATTCTACATATCTATCTTTATACTGTATCCATCTTTTTAGTAGTCTGGACATGGTGTAACTATAAAATACATATCTATCCTTTCTGCCTTTATTTATTTCTGCTTGTATTAATATAGCTCTCCTATCTAAATCTACATTATCTATTGTTAAAGCCAAAGTTTCTCCTATACGCATACCTGTGTCTATTATTAGTTGTATAATTACATAATCTCTAAATTCGTGGTATTTTGTAGTATCCAAATATCTAACTAATCTCTTAAATTCTTCATCTGTTAATTGGTCTTTTGAAATTCTATTATTCTTAAACTGTTTAATTCTTTGAATTGGATTTACATTTGTAATTCTTTCTTCTATGCACCAATTAAAAAATACTTTTAAATTTCTAATATAGTTATTTATTGTAGTAGTGCTAATCTTTTTACCATAATCTTCTCTATTTTCAGGTTGATTAATAAAAGTAGTATTTTTATCTGCTACAAAAGTATATTTACCTCTTTCTTTTGTATAAGTAATATAATCTTTACACATTTCTTCTGTTATGTCTTTTACATTATTAATGCTAAATGTATCTTCTAAATATCTAGCAAATAATCTTAAAGTAGATTCATAGCTCGCTATAGTTTTCATTCGCAAATCTTTCTGTTGACAATAAATCATAAAATTGTCAATGGCATAATTAATATCATTGTTTTTTAGCAT